CCGCCTGACCATATGCACCAAATGGAGCACTAAGCATTCCTGGGTACAATCCTAATGCAGATTGAGCCCCTTGTAATCCTTGTAAACCATAGCCCATACCAAACTGTTGTTGACCTACACCCATCTGTGCTGCTGGCATACGACCTGCTTGTGCCTGTTGATATGCGCCACCATATAATCCTGCTAAATTCTGAGCTAATGCTTTCTGTCCTGCACTGGCTACATTAGCTGCAAATATATCACCTCTTGATCCTCCGCCGGGCTGATAAGCTATTGTGCCTTGTCTTACATTAGCTAAGCCTTCAGCTACTTGATCTTCAAACTGTCCTCTATATGCGTCAGCCATCATTCCAAAGTGACCACTGTCATAGTCTACATCTCCTCTAAGCATCTGAGAATACTGGTCGTCTTCAAACGGGAGAACGCTGGAATATGGCATTCCAGGAGATCCTAGCGCTCCTGATGCTCCACCTATATTCATAGCGCCTCTGGTAAAGGGTAGAATATCACCTAAATAAGAGGCTTCAGACTCCTGCATTAAGTCTGTTCCTCTACCACCCATACCAAACTCATACGCTCTTGACATTGCATCTTGCTGATTAGGATCAAACCCCATAAGCCCAGGAGCTACCATTCTTCCACTAGCGTCCCATGCCTGTGCCTGTTCGCCCATCGTACCAGGAGCACCATAAAAAGAAGGACTAAATAGATTCCCAGTATAAGCGTCTTCTACCCTTGCCATTCCTTCTCTAAGGTAGTCTTGTTGCGGCTCCCAGGGATCAGTACGAGTATAAGTTGTTTGTGTTCCACCTGCCATAATCTTTCTCCGCTATAACTACTGTAAATTGAACCAATCCACATCTTCAGGTATCTCAGAAGTGGGCATCTGAGTTCGACCAACTAAAATTTGATCTAAGCCTCTACCTTCTTCATCTTCACGATAGTCAAAAGGATCTAGAAGACTAGAGTAATGTGGGTATAAATCAGGATTCGTTGTGTAGGTAGGCCAAACTTGAGGCGTCCACCCCGCTCCCGGATCAACATCTGTTGGTAGATATCTTGCATCCTCCCCAGTATTACCCCCACCTTGATATGGATTACCCCAATGGTAGATAGGATAAACCCATGAGTGACCTGCATCTGGTAAATCTCTAGTATCATCCTCACCAGTTTTGGTTCTTAAATAAGAGGGTAAACCACCTTTATCACTAGCAAGTCTATAAGAAGGGTTTATTAGTGCTGTCAACCATTCTGGAGTAGGGGTTACTTGTGGTGCCATCCAATTAACATCGGGAGGAGTCCAATCTAATAGACTATCCCCATGACCTGTGTACATCTCCTGAGTTAAACCTGGTGCTAGTCTTGCCATTATTGAATCCTCTGCTTTAAATCTTTAGTTATAACCATATATGAATGTTTCCAATCTTTTAGTTTCCTTACCATACCCTTTCTAGTCCATGCCTCTAATGCAGTACAGCCAGTTTTCAAGGCGAAGCCCTCTATCATATCTAGGAACATGTACCATTTGTCTAAACCGCTACCATCCTTTCCACCTAGAGTAATAACTCTTAACACTCTCTTTCTTGGGTAAGATATAACCTGTGTTATCATTGCTGCGATTACTTCACCATGCTCCATTGCTATCCATAATTGCATAGCGTTGTTCATTAACTGCTCATACACATCACTGGAGATTAACTCACCTTCAGAATGCTTTAAGGCTATATCAATTAATGATTCACACTCATCCCATACAAGGTCAATATCATCTTCGTTTACTAATACAACCTTAACCGAGCTGAACCCAAGATCCCGGACTTCCTTTTCTGAAATAGTAGACCCCTTCCCCGCTTCCCGGGTTCCAATTTGTCCCGTCGGCGTACCTGACGTCACCTTCTCTTGGTCTTTGCGGTTCGGCATGTGTCCTCTCTAATCTGAATGTTGCCTGATTGTATATGATATCACCTAATCTCTGAAGCTCATTGATAAGATAGATTCCTAGATCTTCTTTGTCTAATGGTAATGGCCCCGGTGTATAATGAGTGACAGACTTTACTACTCTGTCTGAATATGTAGCCATTAGTAAGCTCTGCTTCCTCTGTCCCCAGCATTCTTAACATCCAATGTATAGCCATCAAGTCTCCAAGTCTGATCTCCTGTAGATTCAAACTTGACACCTATATACTTTCCTGTTACATTAAAGGATGCTTTAGATTGTGTGGCTGGATTAAAAACTACTGGCCCCTCCCATGTGATAGCCTCTTCTGTAGACATCTGATGTCCTACATAAACATTAAGAGTAGAGTCAGTAGATGCAGACATCATTGGATATACCGCAGTTACTCTCTTAACCATGTTCTGATTAGGTTGACCTTGAGCATCTATGGTTAATCCTGTCCTCTGCACGTAACTGGTCATATCAGCGGTGTCAGACTTATTGCCAGCATTATCTCTATATATCTTAGTATTAGTCGGAGAAGCCATATTTAAGCTCTTGCCAGCTAAGTTAAAGTAAGATGTAGAAGCAGACTGATTCCAGTTTAAAGTGTCAGTAGCCCATGTGGATGTTGCTGCGTTCCATGACCCAGGAGCTAGAGGATTACCCTCTGTACCAAATTCAATGAAACCAACATTAGGAAGCTCGCGTAGAGCAAAAGTATTATTGCTCCAATTCCAAATAAGAGCCTTATCACACTGGGCATTAGTAACATTAGCTGACGATACATAACAAGCCCACATCTCTGTTTTATTGTAGTCAGCCGTAACAAAACATTTCTCAAATTCATCACCATTAATGTCATTAAATATAAAGTCTCTCATCTGATGAGGTAAAATAGATGTGAGTTTATCTCCACTATTAATATACATATCTCCATATGCCATTACAAAGTGACCACCATCAAATTCTCTAATACAGTTCTTTGAAAGAGCGCCAACATTTGGAGATAGCTGGGTGAATGAAAAAATAAAAGGATTACCCACATAACTCATCTTATAAGTAGAGTATTGTTTGTAGATCATAAATTCACCACGTAATGGCAAACCGTCTACTATAGTACCTTTGCTGTCTTCTATGGCATACTCACCAGCGTCTACTGTAGCCAGAGTCTCATCCCATGAGACAGGCACAGCCTGTGTTGCTGCTGCTGTAGACCACTTAACAAGGCTCGTATAGGGTACACTTGACTTCGTTACATTCAAGGCTATCAAGAAGGACTTAAACGCTCTTAATGACTTACACTCTGTGCTGGCGGGCCAGTAAGTGAGGTCAGCCATCTTAGTTGCAACCGCAGGAATACCAGCGGTTAATGCCCAGAACTGTGGGTCATCATAACCATTACTCATTACTAGTATGCCACCTAAAACTGTGGATGTCCAGTTCTCTCTAGCCGTCGCAGAATAATCTCCACCAGATGTTCTAGTAATGTCAGTCCATATTGTTCCATTATGCACATATATCTTAGTAAGCCCTCCTACTATCCAGTAGTTAGCACCACCTGCCTCTAGGTTAGTAATGTAATATGGGGCTACAGGGCATGAGGCCATTACCTCTAAGTAGCCTGGACTCTTCTGTATTGCGTTATGCTCTGCCCTTATATTGTTCCCCTCTGTCCACGCATTAGGTGGCAGTTGCCAAGGATTTATATCTTTGACAATACCATACTGACCTGCATTAGTTATGGGAACTAGAGACATTACGCTGGTTTAGTAGGCCATACCACTGCTTTCACTTGATCGGCCGTTGTTAAACCTGCAGGCAGATCACGCAACTCTTGACGATACTGTCTCATAGCAGCAGACATGGTTACATCAGAAAGACCATGCCAATCTGTAAGTGAGATCCTGTTATTGCGAGTTGATCTTAGATCTGCTATCTCCCTATCAAATGCCCCCGCCTCCCAAATTACTTGGTCAGCATCAAGTTGGGCCTCCTCTTCAGCCGTAAGTTGAATTCTTACATTGTTTACCATTTTAAATCTAGCCATATTATGTTATCCCGTAGAGTTGAATAGTTCCGCTAATGTTTCCAGAAGCAGCCTTAAACTTTATTTGTGTGATTGCGCTTGTAGTTTGAATTTGACCCTGATTAATAGTCTGGGAAGTTGCCGGGCCAAGATCCATTGTATGATTGATATTGTAATAAAAATACTTATAATGGGTGGTAGAAGCAGGATCATATAACATCATTATTCCGGCCATGCAATTATCACTGGCATTCCCCATTCTTCTGTGCATTTCAACAAATGTTGCTGCACTTGACCAAGCAATTCCCCCTTCAAAATCAAAATCAGATGTGGTACCGCTCTCATACATATAGGCAACCATTGGAGCTGTGGTTGTATTGGTGTCATAAGTAGCTCCAGTTTGGAATGTTAGTGCAGTAGTATTTGTATGCACATATATATCCGTAAAGACAAACATATAACTTGAATAAGTTGAGTCAAGTCCAGTTATTGCTTGCTCAGTAGCGTTGGAGGGAGTATAGGTGTTAATTAATTTTGGATTTCCTAAAATCATCATAGCCCCCACATTTGAATTGTTGCATCAAAGGCTGAATCGTCTAACATCTTAAATCCAATGCTGGTAATTGCTGTTGTTACATTAAAGTATCCTGCTACCTGAGTGTTTGTAACACCCCTATCCGCATACGGCCCATAGATTCCAGTAGTGACGCAAATAAAATGCTTAACAAAGGTAGTAGAGCTTGGATTAAAAAGATAAAGTTCTCCAGCTATGCTTTCTGTTGCCCCCGGCCCCGGCCCTTGAAATAGTTTTTGATAACCACTCTCCTGATGTTGAGCTAGCCCCATATCTCCACCTTCACCACTTGAGCCATCTTCATAATGTGCCGACTTCCAGAATGTGGTTGTCATTATGGTGGCGTAACTTCCCGCCCCACCTTGAAAGGAAAAATAGACGCCTGAACCGCTTGCAGCAGGGTTCATTTCTAAAAATACAAATTTGTAAACTTTATATGTTGAGTCAATGTCAGTATCAAAATTTATTGATGTAGCACCAGACCTAATTTTTTCGTCAATTTTAGTTAAGGCCATTATTTAATCCCCCAATATAAAATTTTCCCGGTATCAATATTGGAAGTCGGGGAATCAAATTTAAACTCTATCGCATCAAGGGCAGCAGCTTCTAAAACATATCCACTAACAAAGGCCCCCATTATCGGATCTTGAGTGGATGCTAAAGTAGCGGAATTTCTTGATATCCAATTTTTGTAATAGGTAGTGGATGTTGGGTTATACATAACTAAATATCCACTGAGTGCATACTCTGCATCGGTATATTGGTAATCCATTCCCATTGGTACTTGATCCGTTGCTGTGTCAGAGTAAAGGCGGTCAGCTTGAGGCCAATAGGCAAGACCTTGTAACGTACCGTCTTGACGATTCGTAGCCCTGAATGCTTGACTTTGCGTAGAAATACCGTAGTCTCCATCACTTGTCTTTACCCTAAATGTCCAGTCCGTATCATTCGCAGAGCCATGAAGATTGACAAACTGCCACACCAGTTGTTTGTAGTCTGAAGAAAATCCTGCAAATGCTTTGGATGCTTCTCCTCCTGCTGTGTAGGTGTCTAGTAAAATGACATCACCAGTAGATACACCGCCCATTCCAAAGAGGGCTGCTTTATTTGCTCCTAAAGGCATATCATTCCCCCTAAGCCATTGCAATGCCAGCAGCAAACCCATACCACTGAGTGCCACCGTCAAAGGTAGTGAAGGTTAAGATATCG